CAGATAATTCCGGTGGTACTGGAATGATCGAATTAGTAACCGGGCCATTGCCATTTGTCGAGGCTAAATTAATTATGGCTAAAACTCTAAAATGGATTAGAGAAAATGGAAAGACTAATGACAGATGTTCTATCCATGTTAACATTGCTTTTGATGGGAAAAAACTAGGGCCTATTGTTAATATGTCTAAATTAGATATCGGCAAATTTGTACTTAACTTTGATGAGAATAAAGTATATGAAGCATTTCCAAATAGAAGAGATTCAGTATACGCAAAATCAATAAAATTTATTGTGCCATTAAGCGGTATGACTCAATCATCACCAGAAAAAAATCTTTGGAAAAACTATATGTTTGTCAAAGAAAAATATTACGGTATTAATTTTGGAAAGGTGGCTAAAGGTTATATTGAATTTAGATATTTAGGAGGTAAGGATTATGAAAAGAAATATTCTACTATTCTTTCAATGACTGAGCATTTTATTACTTCATTATATGAAACTTTAGTTAATCCGAAATATAGTGAATCTGATCTTAAGGTTTTAGATAAGATTCTAGAAAAGCATAAAACTGTTGTTGAATCTTATAGAACCTATTCTTCATTTAAAGAAAAATTTCCAGACATCCACTTAATGATTGATCTTCAGACCTATGATCAAATCGTCGAATTGTATTATCCTAAAATTAGAGAAAAGATTTTTGATTTAATTACGAGGGCTGATATGAATAAAGGGTTAATTAATTATGATGCTGATACAGGGAAAATACAAATCAAAGATGCTAAGCTAATGAGATGCTTTGAGATAAGTGGTGTTGATATTGTTGATTCAGTTATCCAAGGTAATATTGTTAATTGCGATATCTTTGGTTGTGATTTAAAAAATTCATCTATATTTGAATCTAATCTTTTTGGTGCTACTATTGCTGAAGATTCTAAAATAGAAGAATCTTATGTAAGCAGAAATGTAATATGCCAAGATAGTTACGTATTTGGTAAAAGAGGAGTATTCAGTGGAGAAATGGAGGGTGGTATTTTTAGACAAGGCAGAGCAACAGAGCTGGCAAGATTTAGTGATACTACTGAAGTAATAGAAATAGAAAAAATTAAATAAAGATATGGCTAGTAGTAAAAGTTGGTGTAACCCTGATTCACAGGAATGTTTAGACGCACTCATAAAGGAAATAAATGATGATCTAACTGTTGGGTGCCAAATACCTTTCACAGTACCTAAGAAAGAACTTGCTCATATTATTAGCAGGGCAAAAGATTACTTTTATAAAATATATGAGGATAGTGTTGAAGAAATGTTTATTGCATTACCTGCATCTGCTTGGGGTGAATCTGCGTTTAAGCAAGGGATTAGCCACAATAATACAACAGGGGCAACACCTAATGTGTTAACTGAGAGTGATGTTAATAATCCTAGGGGTGTTGTAAAAATGCCGTCGACTGTTTGGGCTGTTAATAATGTATTTCAAATAAACGGTTTTTCTGGGGAAGATGGTGGGTTTGGTGATAATTCATTTTCTGCTGGAGATGTAGATTTTTCATTAGATAAATTTATATACTCTGATGTATATGGTGCAGGTATTGGATCCGAAGACTTAATGTATTATGTAATTAATTCAAAATTCATAGATATGTCAAGACAAATTTTACAAGCTCAGATATCATATAACTATAATAGACTAACCAAGAAATTTAGATTTATGGGAGAGTTACCTAAAAGGGGTGCATGTATATTTCAAGTTTATAATACTATTCCTGATTGTGATCTTTTCCAAGATGAAGCATTCATAAGATATTGTTGTGGTATGGCTAAAATTCAATTGGCTAGGATCGTAGGTACATTCCAATTTAACTTACCTGGTAATATTACGATTAATTATGATTTGATCTCTAGTGAAGGTAGAGAAGAAGTAGATAGAGTAGTCCAAGAGATAAAGGACGATGAAGGGGTAGATTACTTTTTCACAGGATAAAATATAATCTAAGACCCTCAAAAAATTTGGAGAATATATAATAAAAGAATATTCTCAATGATAAAGGAAATATACAGTAGAGAAGTAGATGCACCAAAGTACAACGATGATATAATTGAGGTGACAGATCAATTACAGCAGCTCATCCTTAAGATAGAGAATTGTTTGTTTACAAGACAAGGTGATGTACTAGGTTCTCCTAATATGGGGTGTAATTTAGATGATCTTATCTTCTCTTTAGTTTTAAATGAATCTGTTATTGCTAAAAAAATTAGTAGCCAGATCCAAACATATTGTTTAAATAGTAGCAGTAGCCAATTTGGTATAGATGTAAGAGTACAATTCTACAGTGTAGTAGAAAGAAATGGCTGTTTAGTAGATATTTACGTAAATGAGCAAAGAGTCATAGGAGCTTTGTTTTAAAAATAAAATAATTAATGTCATTTTTTAGTAAAACCAGAATTAAAGCAACAGAGTTATTCTTTGACGCGTTTCAATACTTACAGCGCCAATATGACCAGTCCGGTGAAGTGTTTACACCTGCATCACCATTTGGACAGATACTTACTGTTGTTGCAAATTTAGGCGAGCTTATTTTATTTTATATTGAATCTGTTGCAACAGAATTAAATATTAGCAGAGCAAGAAATATTGAATCAATCTATGGGTTATCAAGATTAACAGGGCATGATCCTAGTAGAGGAATATCTGCACAAGGAATAATTGGATTAAGATTAAATACATCAGCCGCAAGTTTAGTTGAAGGAGATTATGTACAAATATTAAATTACTCTGCTGTAGAAGTAGGTCAAAATGGATTACAGTATTTTATAAAATTTGATAGTGATTATATAAGGTTAGAAAAAACCACAAGGCAATTTGTGAATGTAGAATTAATACAAGGAAAGCGCGAAGACCAGACATTTACTGGTACTGGTGAGCCTTTACAGAGTTATAATTTAATAACCAAGGAACCAACAGATCAATATATGGTTGATATCCATGTTGATGGTAAATTATGGAAGAATGTAGATTCTCTATATGATATGAATAATAGAGAACAAGCTGCGATGGTAAAAACCGGTGTGAATGGTGGAATAACTTGTTTTTTTGGAAATAATCAATTTGGTCAGCCTCCTGCGTTAGGTTCTATAATTAAAGTTACTTATGTTAAGACTAGAGGAACTGGTGGAAATATAGGAGGTAATAATCTAGACATTAAGTTTATTGATATAGGAACCGATCCTACTGGACAAGACATAGATTTAGATCAAGTATTATCATTAAATATTGTAAGAAACCCAATGTTTGGTTCTGATAGTGAAGACCCTTCATTTACTAGATTAATTGCGCCATACCAAAGTAATTCATTTGTATTAGCTAATCCTAATAATTATATTTATTATTTGAGTAAATATGATTTCTTTTCTTTCGTAGATGCGTATAATACAAAAGACGATCAGTATTTAGATGATGATAATGTTATATACTTATTTCTTATTCCTGATATTGCAAAGAAGATAACAAGTGATTTAGATTATTTTAGTATACCTGCTAATGAATTTACAATGACTGCTGATGAAAAGGAAATGGTATATGATATATTAAATAAAAGTGGAAGACAGCTTGTCACAGCTGAAGTTAGAATTAATGATCCTGTAATTAAAAGATATGCATTAAATATTGTTGTAAGATATGTTGAAGGATTTGATAAAGATGCAATACATGCAGAAATAAGAGAGCAACTCAGTACATATTTTATATACATTAACAGAAGAGATAGAATTCCAAGATCAGATATTATTTCAATCGTAGAAAATGTAGATGGTATAGATTCCGTAAATGTGTTCTTTATTTCTGAAGAAAATGAAAAAGCTATAGCTGAAGGATTTTATGAAGTGCCTGTATATGGAACAGATCCAGTAACAGATCAAAGAGTGCTAATAGAAACTAAAAAAGTAGAACTTAAGGTAGATGAAGATCCACAATTAGGCTTGGATGAATTTGGCGATGTCGTAATTGGTCCGGAGGAGTTAGCAATTATAAGAGGTGGTTGGGATGATAGAAACGAAACTTTTTATGAAGCAATACCTAATAAGAATACTGTAAGTTCTCTTAATATATTCTTTAAAGGAACAATACCAAACAATCTATACAATAAAACTCAGCAAACCAAGTTTAATGATCTTAAGAGAAGTAGAGGAACTACAATTGCAACATCAGGTAATTCAAGAAGCACAAATACTGGTAGGCTAAAAGATAATCCTACATTAAAAACACTACAGGGAAAGTAATATGAATAAATTTACGGAGAGAAGAACTGGAATGCCTAGTATCTATAAAGCTACTTATGAGGATGGGTGGGAGCTTAAAAATTTAGGTAATGATTATAATGAAAATTTAATGAAGAATTCTTTTTCTAATTATATGTTTAGGAATGCAAGGCTTGGTAGTTTTATTGAATTTTACTTAAAACCTATTATGACATTTTGGATTAATAAAGTAAAATATTTAAGAATATTTTATAACTTTGGAGTGCCTAAAGATTATCAAAAAATAAACTAAGATGGCTAATAATTGGCAACATTTAAATTTCTTTGACAAGAACGGCAAGTATTATAATTTTGATTATGATTATTCTTCTGATAAATGGACAGGTACTGTTTACTTGCCTGAAGTTTCTATAGGTTTATTTGAAGTTGGGCAGTTATTTATATTAGAGGAATTCATTGATAAAAATACTAATGCAAAGAAATTTGGATTCCCACATGGCATAGAAGTTGCAACTGGGACAACTGGATCTACAAATGGAGTCTGTAATTGGAATGCAGAATGGCAAACTACCGATCCTACTGAAATATTTTTATTTCAATTTAATATGAATTTTAATTCTGGTACCCAGACATCTTTGGAATTAGAGCCTGATGGGCCGCCACTACAAGTCATAACCGAATTAGAAATACCACTAGGATCTGATCCTACTGAAACCGTTAACCCAGAAGGGTATACTATTACTGATATTATTGAATCCGAGGCATTGCAGATTAACTTTGCGATTAGGTCAGAAACAGAAAATACGTTTAAGCGAACATTATTAATTAAAGATGATTGTACTGGTAATGTTATTGCTGAAATATTAGTATGGGGTGAGACTGTCGGTGAGGATGAAAGATTACGAATCATGACTCAAAATATGGGCTATAATATTTTAGAGTCTGATAGTAGTGTATTTAGAGATACTAACATAAAAGAGATATTACCTAACTTTGAAGAAGTCAATTTAAAGAGAAAGGAAATAATGATGGAGGGTTCTAATATCTATCCTTTTATCGGTTCTTATAAAGGTTTAATAAATGCAATAAAATTCTTTGGTTATGATACATTAAAGGTTAAAGAATTTTGGAGAAATGTAGACGCAAATTCTCCAATGTTTGGTAAGTATATACAAAGTAATGCTATTTCAATACTTGATCCTATTGTTCAATTAAATGATAAAGAAATTACATTACCTAATAAGAGATTTAGAAAAACAAGTTTATTTAGTTTAGTGTATAAAATTAATGAAATTGTACCTGATAAATTTACTGATGAAGATTTACCTATAACAGAAGAGGTTTATGATTTTACTATTGAAGAAATTTTAATTAAGTTATTTGGATTAAAGAAAAAGTTAGAAAATGAATTTTTACCACTTAATGCTAGAATAAAAGATATAACAGGAGAAGCAGATTTCTTTGGGTTACTTGAAGTGGTAAATACAAATAGTAGAAATAAGAAAGATGAAATAGTTGCAGGTATAGATACTAATTTTAAATTGTCTACTGATGATTGTATCTACATGGACGATCTCAGGTCATTTAGTTCATTTTGTTTAGCATCAGAAGCAATAGTAAATGAAGCTATATTAAATTTTTGTAATGCATATATTTCCCCATTGACTGGAAACGAAGCAATTGGTAGAAATTTAGTACTAGGGCCAATTTCAACAGGTGAAGTTTATCCACCAGCACCAGTAGGACCAGATCCTAATAGTCCACTAGGTTCATTGTATGATGGTAATAATACTACAGTATCTGCTTTGGCTGATGCGTTTCTTGCTTACTTTACAAGATATGCCCCTAATCTTAGTAGGGTCGGTGCTTGGCCAGATGGAAAGTCTTCATATTATTTACCGGACAAACCTGGCATACCTGTTGGTGCAATGACGGTTTTAGAAAACACTTCATTTAATAATATAACTTGGAATAATGTAGATTCAACATGGGATCAGCTAAATAATGCAAATACATTTTTTACATTTGACATTGATCCACAGGGTGTTGCTGCAGGGGATGTTTTTACTGTTAATGATCCTGGTACAAATACGGGTGCTACTTACACTGCACAGGTAGGTGATACTGATACAGAAGTTAGAGATGCTTTATACAATCAATTATCTGCACTAAAGAATTCATTTACTGAACCGTGGGTGTATTTTGATATATCTAAAGTCAACGTAGTCACTGGGGATGTTATTAGGCTGTTTGGGCAGAACCTAAATAAACTAAAAGTTACATGCGACTCTATATATGGTTCACAATTATTATTTAATCAATTACCTGGAGAGACTCTGTTTACATGGGGCGGTATAGAAAAAGGAAACTTTGATGAGATAGAGTGGACTATTTATAAAGATGCTAATGATAATACTCCTGCATATTATAAAGTATATAGAGGCCCTCTTTCCCAATATAATAAATTACCATTAATACTACCTTATGTTGGAACATATAGTGTAGAAATGAAGCTATATGACTTGTATAACAATATATCATCTAATGTTAAACCTGATTTTATTTGTGTTGATAACAGAGAGGTAGAATATTCCGGGTGGTATCAATCAAGAAAATCTAATTATACCTGGTCCAGTGAAGGTAAATATTTATGGAATGATTATGGTTCATTGTGGAATTTACCTATTGAACCTGCTATAACATGGGATGAGGAAACTCCTGGCTTATATTCTTCACTAGATAGAGTAAATGCTATCCTTAATAATTTTGGATTAGGTACTTCACCAGATTTTCAATTATTAAATTACCAGGATGACGGTAAAGCTAGTTTTTCTGGACCTTATAGATGGGATAATTTAAATACAGGTGGGTGGAACGATACTTATCATCTATGGTGGGATATGACTAGCACAACTGGTGATACTCCTGCATTTTTTCAATTTAAAGAAGTTGAGCCAGAAACTTATCTTAAGATAACCGATGTTAATGGCGAAACTGCAGAACATTATTTTGATTCAACTACCACTACATTAGCACAAGCAGCAGCAGGATTAAATACTAGTACAAATAGAATTATTAATAAGTATGTTTATAACGTAGTTTATGACGCGAGTAGTAATCAAAAATTTGTACAGGCAGTGTGTAGGTATTTTGGGGTACATGGCGATTGGAAGTATCTTGATATTGTATATGCTAATGGTGATAGAGCATGCCCATCAACTGGTGTAACTGGTGCGCCGTTCCCAACAGGGGCGACAGGCTGTCCTAGTTTAATTTATAGGAAAGGTTTAAGCAAATCCAGTAACCCAACTTGGAATACTGCTAAATTTATAAACAATGGTAAGACAATGCCAAAAATGACATGGTTTATGTTTGTTTATGATAAGTGTAAGATTCCAGGTAAAGCCAATCCTAGATGGATTATCAAAAATACAACTAACTCTAAGATAGCTGATATATATTTTGATAGTAAATACTTAACATATCTGTTTAAGGAATCTGGTAAATATGAGATTACTCTTGAACTCACAGATACAAATGGGAATAAATATAAAAAGGGTAGAAATATCCTAGTAATAAAATAACTAATGAAAAATAAAATTAAAACATGGCTATATCAGTAACAGAAATTCTTGGGACAGATTCATTATCCGGCTCTAGGTTAGTATTGAATGACAACTTCAATATTTTAACAAGTGAAATCAATGCAATGGAGGTTTACATTAATCCAACGGCAGGTACAATTAACAATCTTAATAATCTTCAAACCGAGGCGTTAAGAGTTGGCTTAAGCACTATATTATTAGATATTAATGCTTCTACTTTTGATGTTCTAACTAACGTTAATATGACAGGTAACCTTAACCTTAACGGAGGAGGTTTATTTAGAAATGACGTAAATGTAACCACTTTAAATGATACTACTGCTGCAGGCAGTAGTTTAATTAATGTAGGTGGTACTGGAACAATACCAGGCTCGAGTATATATAGAGTTGGTAATTCATTAGGGACAACACTTACACTCCAGGTATATAATGGGGCAATTGGTCAAGAAATATTCTTTACTTATTCAGAAGCACAAACTGGTGTAATTAGTATTGCTAGCCCAACAGGATCATTAGTATTACCTGGTACTACGCCTAATAACACTAAAATTAATTTAGCTGCTATAGGGCAAACTGCACACTTATTATGTGTTGATCGTGGAGATGGAAATGGGGTTTGGTTCTTGGTTGGTGGAGCTGGGTATACAATAGCTTAATAAAAAGAAAACAGATACATGGCAACTACGCCTTTAATTAAAACGCCGCAGGCTGATGGAGGTACATTTTATACCTTCTCTTCTTCTGCGAGAGATCTTTCAAAGACTCTTAATAATGATCAACTTAAATTGGTCTTTTCTAAGTTTGTGCTTTTAAATATTCCAGACTTTGATGGGCTTCCTTACCCAGGTTTTGGATCAAATCAGAATTACATGCAATTTGATACTATTGATGGTATGATTGCTAGTGGCGGGAATGCAGCTGATCCTAATGTTAACTTTACACAAAGTCTTCAGAATTACGCACTGAACTTAGAAGAGTTAATAATTAGTGATACTTCTTATGATAATACAACACAGAGATCTGTTGCAGAGCGAGTATTCTTTAAATGGATGAAAGAGACTGGTTCGATGAGGTTTAGACCTGCTACTAATCTTGAAAAAAATCCTGGAGTTTCTCGGCCTTTATTTGTAGAAGAGGATACTGTGCTAACCGGGAGTACTCAGTATAGAAGAGTTGTACAATATGTTGGTGATATTGATATTGTAAATAATGTAGATAAAGCAGGAGAAGCTTATACTGAACTTTATATTAACGTGCCTACTGAAGTTGGTGGAACTCCAACTATTTTATTTGATTCTATTTCTGATGCCAATTATCAACCAAGTTTAACAATACGAGGCAAAGATGAATATATTTTAGGTCGTGGTATTAATACTATACACCCACAAGGATTAGACACTTTCGCATTCTATGATTATGACCAGCCTTTAGCTGGCCCTCCAATAAATGGTGGGTATACTGATCCTAATGCAAATTGGATGAATGAACCTAACCCTCCTACTTCGGTAGATTCTTATTTTACTGAACCTATCACCTTCACAAATTCTGCTAGTGTACCTATAAGAAAATATCCTGCAGATTACGGTAACCCTGCAAATTTTAGTGGTGTTACTTATGTAAGATCTGAATTAGATGGAATCAGTGTTGATTTTACACCAAACGATTATGAGCAAATTATAACCGATCCTAGTATTTCAACGATTCCACAATTTAATGGAACTGATCTATCTAATACTTTTGAATTTAATGCGGTATTAGTTTACTATGATATGGTAGACACTAGTAATGCTGCAAATACAGTTACAAATCTTTATGGTATTTTACTTGTAGATAATATTACACCAACCACGGATGGTGGCTTCATTCAGAGATATCCTAAATATAAACCTAATAAGGTAACAGGACAAAATGGAAACAGTTATGGATTTAAAATCAATTTACGGTTTGATGCTTCACCTGGAACATCAGGTATAGACACAATCGTCAATGACTATAATACATTTTCAATGCAGCTCTTTAGTGAAGCAACTGCACAATTACAAGAATCTGCAAAAATATTTCAGAACCAACAGTTAGAAATATCTACATTAGATCAAAAGGTTCAAGTATTAGAAAATCAAATAACTAATGTTGCTGATGTGACTTCTCTACAAGCACAAATCACCAGTGTACAAAATCAACTTGATAATGCAAATCTTGCATTTGCAAACGGTACAGTATTACTTGATCTTATTGCAAAAAATTCAGATGAGATACAAGGGTTGGCTCAAGGTAACGTACCAATTTCGTTACAATATAATACAGATGTAGTTAGGCAAGGGACAGGTATTACAGTAGATACTAATACACCTAATATAATTACTATTTCATTAGATTCACAAGAATATAATTTTAATGTACCTTTTAATAGCGATGAGGTACAAATAACAACAACTAATCCGTTAAACTTAAATCAAGCAATACCCCAAGTGTTTACTTCATTAAGAACTTATACTAACATGTTAAGATTAGATACAGTTAATGAGGCCGGAGGGGACTTAAATATTTATATTAATGATACTAGTGTACAGTGGAAAACTGGGCAGGTTTTAAGACTAGTATTTAATAATGAGTTAAATATAGGCTCTAGGAATATTAGAATTTGGACTGATGCAACAGATAGGTTAGGTGCAGGTTCTTATGGAATATCTATAGGTGTAATTACTAATGCTGATATATCTAAAAATCCTATTATTGAATTTATATGTACTGAGCAAGGTGTGTTAGATTTTGTATATGATATAATTAAATAAATAATAAAAGAAAGAATACAAATAGATGGCTAAAAATAATTCAATATCAACACTTTTACCTGAACTTCTTAGACTTTTTAATAATTCTTTAGAAAGTTTTGAAAAGGTTAATCAGGCCATAACTTCTAGTAATGAGTCGGTTACAATAAATATTCAAAATGATAACGGAACAAATTCTAGAGTTACTATTCCTAGTTTTGGCTTTCTTAAAAACTCTGTTGATAGACTACAAACTAATATTGATACTATTACAAACTTAAATGGTAGTAATAGCTCTATTAGGCTAGCCGATGGTACATTTAGAAAATTAGTATTAGCAAAACTTCCTACAGAAGCACAGGATTTAAATTCTATAAATTCTGTTGAAAACTTTAACATTAAACCTAATTGGTTTTTTGAGGAATTAATTAATCCACTTCTTTATGTATCTTTTGATTTAACAGGCCAAGTGCCTATTGATACTGAAAGAGCTATAATCCAAAGGTATATTTTAAATACTAATACTCAAACTAAAGTTAATTACTTCGTAGATAATTTTGAAGGTAGAGCTGATATAAGTTATAATGATTTCTTACAGCAAATAGTTGAAAGAAATATTTCATATGTATTAGATGAAGCAGTAGTAGACCTACCGCCTAGAATAAAAAGATATACTGGAAACTTTAGTGTACTGAGAATATCAGATGCTACTGTTACAGAGGAAATAAACGGTGTTAGCGTCACATCTCAAAGAAAACAATATAAACTAAATAAGATATTTTATACTGACTCAGAGGCTGATTTTGATGATACTATTCAGCTATCTGTTGGTGATAGTTTAGAGGTTATAAGTAATCCTATTAATACAAGATATAGAATAATAAAATTAGATTCTAGTACTAACACGGTTATTTTAGAATTAGTTGAAGGATCAGATCCTATAAGAATCGGTTCTGATATTTTAAAAATATCATCGTCATTAGAAGATAATATACAAGTTGATGTTACTGTTGGGTTTAATGAAAGATGCGTAACATTTGTTAAGCCTATAGATCCTGATTCAAAAATACCTTCAGTGAATTGGTCTCCAGGTAGTGCATTTTATACAAATACATTGACTACTGTAAACTCTAACGGTGCTGAGCAAACTTTATCTGAATATTATCAACAAAGTGCAATTGACTTTGGTTCAATGTTACTTTCGTTTGCAGATGATAAAATACCGACAACAAGAGATGGCCTTACACCTAATTCCCCAACAGTAAATGTAGAAGATTTCAAAGTTAAAATAATTAATCAGCAGGTTAGTGAATCCCCAGCGATTATACAATTAACTGATTTAAGTAGCCAAAAAAATACTATTGAATCAACGCTGAAAGAATTAGATGGATCTATTAGACAAAACAGAACTAAAATACAAACTACTAATTACTCTACTGAAGTTGAACGTGATGCTGATATAAATGCTCTACAAGGGACAATAACAGAGAGATCTTCACAAGCTGAATTATATTCATCAGTAGTAAAAGAAATTGATGCTAATGCTAAAGACAATTCAGTTTCAAGTATTTCTCCTAAATATAGAGCAAGAGGGTTTTGGGCAATGCCAGAAGAAAAGTCAACGCCTGCAACCGGATCACAGGCTATAATTAAATTTAAAATAAGATACCGTTATCTTTCAGATGATGGTGCTGCAAATCCAGTCGATCAGTTTAGCTTTAATGATGGTAGTGGAAAAAGCGAAGGCGCATTTTCAAATTATATTATTATTGAAAGTACGCTAAGGCCGAGAGTAAAAAACCCTGTGACTGAGGTTTATGAATGGGTAGAGATAGATGCTAACAATGCAGAGTCGGTCAATATTAATCAATTAGACATACCGATAAGAAAGGGTGAAAAGGTAGAGGTGCAAGTAAAATCAATTAGTGAAGCAGGCTGGCCATCTAATCCATTGGAAGGTCCATGGTCTGATCCTGTAATAATTTCATTCCCTGCCGATCTTAGTTCTGATAATGCAGTAGAAGCTATTATCAATCAGAATCAACAAGACTTAGCCAAAGTTTCATTAGAACAAGATTTAAATGCAAAAGGTATAGATGAACATTTAAGTAGTTCATTTGTTGCAAACGAAACTTATTTTGCGCACTCTGCTCCAGTTATTGCATCAGGATTTTTATCAGAAAACCAAACTCCTATTGATTTATTTAGTAAACTAAATGAGATGCAAGCTAGGTTAGATGAATTTTCTGAAATACTAAGAAATGCACAAGGGGAATTAGTAGTAACTTTAATTGATGATCAAGGTAATGTTACAAATCTTAATAGAAATGCAGTAACTAAAGTTTTTGCAGGTTTCTATTCACAGGAGGTATCCAACCTAGACGATCCTCGTGGAGCTGTTATATCCAAAACATTTTTTATTAATTTAGCAAACCGAGAACAAACTGGTTTAAGATTAGTTTCAAGAATAGCTGGTAACCGACAGAGGATGGTTAAACAATCTGAAAACCCTGGATATTTAATAGGCGATGTTACTTCAGGCTCTACAATATTACCTGCTACTTATTCATGGTTAGATAATAGCTCAAATAATCAAAGTAATGGTAGAGCAACATATACTGCAGACGATTCTGATTATAACACCGTTAGAAAATATGATTTGGCACCAATCCTTTTAACAAACCCGACAGTTGATTCTACATGGAGCTATGGGCAAACAACTTCAATTGCACCATATCAATCTACACAAAACAAAAATCAATTTATAAGTAGCAGATACAGCGATGTTTCATCTGAAGAGAATTTTTATAGTTATGTAAATCCAGATAATGATTATACTTTTAATTTAGATACTGTGGAGAATTTTTATGGTAGAACCGGGTTTATAAGTACTTCAACTGCTGGTGAATTTATATGGGGCGGTGGTTTTGATGCAGGTGGGAAACCTACCACTGCACTTACATACGATAACCTAGGAATTGATGATACTATAGAGATACAGATTACACACCCATATATACAAAACTTTGAAACTTATAGACAAGCATACATCCAAGCAACAGGAGATACTGTTACATTAGGTACCCTTACAGATGGACCATTGCCGATTGATCCCCCACTACCTGGAATTCCTCAATCAAATTGTACATCAAGTGGAAATGGTACTGCTAATATTTTATTTAGACATTCAAAGTTTATACCTCTGCAGTCTGATCAAAAATATGGCAAACAGCAGGCGATATATTTAAATGAAAATACAGTAAGTCTTAATGCTCTTGCTACAGCATCGCCATTTTTATCAGTACAATGGGATAGCGGGCAGACTTTACAGGCTAGCCCTAGTATTATTTATATACCTACTCTATCTACAGCAGGCTCAGTAGTCAATAGTGGAAAAGGGTATGAGAGAAATGCAAAAACTTCATTTGATACATTTGATCAGTACACACTAGGTAAAAAATCGTGTGGTTCTTATTTATTTATGTCTGCTGATGATCATCAAGGCTTACAAGTAGAGGGTGATTCTATTCAATCTTCTATAGTAATACAATTTGGCCAGCAGAATTCAGTAAATATACCGATAGTGTTTCAATATAGAATGACTGATTACTTTGGGACTGGCTCGGGGTCTAATGGTGGAATAGGAAATATTGCAGGGGATTCAACTGGTTCTACTGTTAATGTTACTTATTCTAAGAAAATTGGATTTGATGTATATCCTAATAACCAAGATGTTTATCAATATGATATTGAAGTATTTTCTAAATATAGGTCTGATAATCTTAACATAGATGTATTCCCATCAAAAACTGTAACTAAAGGTTTAAATGATTTAGAAAAAGTATTAGCTAAGCTTAGCCCAAGTGTAACTGCAACTAGAGTAAATCAGATTGTTAGAGGCAATGCTAGTGACGGTGGGGTTAATAAAGGATAATCATAATAAGGTTCTGTTGATGCTACTAAATAAGTACTCAATTTTCACTACCTATGGTGAATAAATAAAAAAAGTGAAAATTGAATTAATGGAAAACCTTTTTGACAAAGCATCGTATAGTATAATTAGAACTAACCCTAAGTTAACAGGTAATGTTAAGCTTGTTAGTAATGGGAATGATTTATATCTAGAGTCTTTTAGTGCAAATACTGAATTGGCTTCTTCTACATTTAAAGCATTCAAAGTAAGTGGAGATGATACTTATGATAGGGATGTTTGGCGATTTTTCCAAGGTGGAAAATTTCCTGCTAATTTAGCGTATGAAGTATTTCAAGAATATCGCGATATATCAGTATTATCACAGTACCAAAACCAGTTTGAAATGTTTTATTCTGCAGGTACTAGATCAGTTTCGTCTAATGCATATTCTGAGGATCTAGGTATACTTTCGCCGATTTGGTTAAATGAGCAAATCCCTAATAATTTTGTAATTTTTAGAATTGACAATCCGGCTGCAGTAAATAATATAAATGAATCTTTACAAAATAATAATTATTTAGATGCCCAAACATCTGGAGAATTTACAAAAAATGTTTTAGAAAATTGTACTGCAATAAAAACTTTTGATTTATCAAGTAATAGTTTATTAGGATCTTACTTAAGAAATTATAGAAACCAAGAAAATTTTCCAAAATCACCATTAAACATTTCATGGAGAAAGGATGAACCTATTCAATGGTCAGGTATTAATTATACACAAGGTGGGTTTACTCAGTCTGGGAGTTTTTCGTATGATGGTTTAGTTACACAAGATACTACAATTATAAATAATGAATATTTTTTTACCGAAGGGTTTGAAAGAAATAACATTCTATTAGCTAATTTAATTAACATGGAGTTTTTATTCTCTGATGTTAATGCTGCTGATTATTCTATAAACAGATATTTCGGTTTATATGTTAACGAAGTAGAGGAAGGTTTGTTTGATATATCTGGTGAAGGGTTTTACAAAAACACAGAGAAAACTCAATTACCTAAAATTAATACTATAACTGAAGTATCAGAACAGCTTAATACACCATTTGAAATGACTAATGAAAATGGTATGTTAATATATTTAGACCCTGCCAAAACAACAACAATTACTGGTTTACCTACGCCAAGTAGAGTAAACGAAGTAGAGTCTATTTTTTATGTAAAAGACAAGAATAGCAATTTTCACACTATTAAGAAAGGATCACAATGGGGAGAAAATCAAATAAGGTTATTTGATACTAAAATTGATATATCAAAACTCGCAGGGTTTAAACAACCCGATACATATGCAAATGCAGAAATAATAAATAAAAGAGGTAAAGCTACTTGCTATTTTAAAATTAAAGATGAAATTGTAGATGGTTTTACAATTACTTTATATGATGGTCTAAATATAACAGGGCAAATTGCAGCAAGTTCAATCGCTTCGCCAATACCTGGTAAAAACAATGGACAATTCTTTAACCCAACAGGGACGCTTAATGAAATCGCAATAGCAATCACATCGGCAATAAACGATGGAATATCTGAAGAAAAAAGATTTTTTAAAGCAACTTACAATAATGATATAGTCTATTTGGAATCTAGATTTAGCGGTGATAGGTTTAATAGGCTTAATTTTGAACTAGGATATTCAGAGTACCCTTTAATGGTAAATAGTATTAATACATATCCTACAACATCTTTAATAAAAACCAAGAATAATTTTACTGGTGGCAATGACTTCACTGGTGCTTTGCTTAAAGTTGCTAATGGTGACCAAGAAAGATTTAGTATAGGTAATTACATTCAGTCTAAAGATGGGTTTGCTGAAATTAAAGGTTGGGTTCCATATTTAGAAGAGCCTATAAAAAATGATAGTGGTAATGTTATAGGATATAATGATATTGACAATTTTGTTATAATAACATTAAATGATGATCAGATAGAAATTACTAGGAGTGGCCAAGTTGCTTTATATTCTGATTATAGGCCATCATTTGGTAGATTTTCAATATTCCCGATAAGAGATTTTGATTTTGATTTCTATAGTGATATGTATAGTCAGTTAGGCGAATTGAATTATGAATATGCGCAATATAATAAAAAAGGAGTAAAGGGTGTATACTATATAAATGTTAGTACCAACCCAGATATTAGAAACTTTTATGATGATGGCGGTTTTGCTAATTTAATAGGGTTGTTAAAGAACTCTGATCCTGATAGTACATTTGATAATGTTATCTCTTCAGAATATGAAAGACTTGAGGAAAACTTTTTAAAACAGCAGGCAGTAGCGTCAAGAGTGATTCCTTATATTAATAAATGGTCATGGATAAATGATGGTAAAAATGTTAGAAATTTACCATATAGCTTAAATCTTAGTGAAGCATTTGGCCAAAATAATTTTGCACCATCAAAATATGCAATTGGCCAAGATTCACAAGGATTCACACACGAATGGTATTACTTATGCGAATTTCCATATTACTTTGATAATAATGCCATAAAGAGTTCTTGGAGTTATATTGATACCGCACCTAGCGATACTATAGAAAACAATCCAGCTACTGGTAGTGTATATACGCCTGGTACATTTCAAAAAATAGATAAAGATTATTTTAATGATTATTTTATTATTGATAAGTTTACAACAGGAGGTACTATTAATTTAATTGATAGACAATTAAGATATGGTAGATTTAGTGGAGGTGACGAAAAGAATTTCTCCGAAACATTTTTAAGAGGTGTTAGAATAATTGCAAAAACTAAAGCAAACCCTGAGGTTAGACCTAATTTTAACGCCAGGTCATTAAAATATGTTAATGATGGTTTATTTAATGAATATCGTTTTTCTGTAATGCTAATCCCTAATGCTCCTAGTAAAGCTGAAACAGAAATTAAGTTTATTAAAAATGATAAATGGAAAACTGTTGTTATGCTTGTCTTTTTAGCTTTAGATAATCCGTGTATTAATGATGGTGATCAAAGTATAGATAGAACTACATTATATTCATATGAAAGCGATTATAAAACAGTTTCATGTGAGCCTGTGAAAAATAATAATGAATATGAATATGAAGATGGTCCTTTGCAAGGTGCAATAAGTCTAGGTTCTACTGAACTAAATCCAAACATAGGAGCCTATATTGTACAAGGCATACCCGACGAAAACGGTAACCCTCCAAGATTTTTAAGAGATATTACAGTAGGCGCGGATGGTCAATTTAATAATGTTAGCTTTGATATTAATGGTGATACATATGTAATTAGCGGGGTAGTTAGAGTTATATCGGATTCTCAATTTATTGCAACTGCAATAACAAAAAACGGTGACACTTTTACGCCAGGTGGTCCAAACCCATCAAATTTAAATGCAGCCTCCGGTGTATATAAAACTATTGCTGGTGGCTTTAATACTTATATGGCTAGATTGACTGATGCCGGGTTTGCTACAATATTTAGAAACGTGAATGAAGGAGCCCCTAGTATTGTATATGAAACTATAGATGAAGCTGGAAATAGGATTTTAGATAAGAGTGGAAATATGGCCCAAACATTTAGCATTGAGCTTAGGGCGCAGGCTGATATTTTAAAATCTATTTATGTAGGAGTTTTACCTGATCCAGCTAAACCTACAATCTTTAACTTAACTGATATAATTGGGTATGATCTTTCACTACAGAAAAAACCTAGAATTACACCAATAGGTAGACATGCTGGTTATTATCAACCTACTGCATTACCTATAGTAAGCTTTAGGGACCCTTACTTAAATACTGATTTTAATGATAGTACTGCTAGCACTGGGACCGGTGTAACTGGTGGCAATATACCTGACGAGCTATATAAATTTAAAGTAATGGAGTTATGCAGATATTTAAACACCCAATTTAACAGCAGCGATGTTGAAAATTTTGGCCAAATTAAAAATTTATTTTACCATAAAGTAAATGAAGAAGATCCTTCTACTGTTTTAGAGCTTTCTATTAATAGCGCATATTTAAGTCTTTACCCTTTAATTAATGAAGTTGGTATTGCAAAAAGAGATTTTTATTTATGGTCATCTAATTGGGAGCCTGCGTATTTTAGAAAAAGCATAGATAAGACTCAGATTGAATCTATAATTGGAACTAAAGCAATGACAGAGAAGAAGTCGTTCTTTGGATCTAAGTACTTAAAGGTGCCTCAGCAAATAGAATTAGAAACCTTTGTACATTCACCATTTGTACGAGATGCAATAAAACAACCAAGTTTAATAAATGGTACATTCATAACACAGGAAAATGACACGTCAGTTATATTTTACACGTTTATACAAAAAAGACTTATTGAATATTTGTTTGAGCCTATCAAAGAACAGTTCAAAAAATATATAAAGGACGAGTTTAGCTTCGGATATACTGATACGCTAGATGATGATGTAGAAAGATACATAAGACAAAATATTTTGCAATTATATAAAATATCAAATGTTGATTTTTATGTAAAGAGTACTAGAGAAAATCTACCTCTTAATTTTAATACAGCAGAATTAACTAATTCAGAAAAAATAGTAAATGGCTTAAAGATTAATACTTCAATTGGGAGCCAATTACTTAATACTAATCCATTTGATCTTAGCTTAATATATAACAAAAGGAATGGTTTTACTGAGTCGTTTGGTTTTAGTATTACTATAATTAAAAAATAAAGAATTAAAGATGGCGATTACCATACAAGATCTACTTGCATCTGATACTATTTCACAAGCAGTTGATAAAATTAATTTTAACTTTGATCAATTACTGTTAAATGGTGGTGGGCCAGTAGGACCACCTGGTCCAGTAGGACCGTCCGGGCCAATAGGCGGCAGAGGAGAAAGGGGGACTGAATGGTATGAAGGTGTAGATAGCCCAAATGTGACACCTCCAACAATAACACCTTTAATTGCTGATTATTATCTACAGAGTAATGGTGATGTATGGGAATACACTGGCTTAACATGGACAAATACAGGAATTAACTTAAAAGGACCAGCAGGCCCGGCCGGTGTTTCTGGTGGTTGGTCTGCGTTTGGTAATGGGCCTATTGATACGTACGTTGCGACTGCAAGTAATGTTGCTTACCCTTCATTAATTGACATTAATGCTAGTGAATCTACAGCGACGTCGGAGAACCAAGGTGTAAAGGTTGCTGCGTTTGGTATAGCTGGACCTAATGATAGTAATGCATTTTTGGATAGTAAATTTCAGATAAGCGCTGATATGGCCGGTTCATTAGATGCATCGGTTCTTAGCATTTTAGCGCATCAAGGTAATTCTAATTCTAAAGGTATTGTCTTTATGGGAGGTGGTGCAATCCCTAGTGAAAATTATGAACAAGATAATTTTGTTAACTTATCTTACATTAACCTAGGTGCCGATGATACAATTAATATTAATGTACCTAAACCAACAACTACTACCGTAGGCACTACAGCTACTGATTTAATAGGCTTTAATGTATTTACTGAATTAAGAGGCCAAAATTTTAGAGCCGGTAATAATTTCACAGTTGCAACCGGTACGAAATCCGATATCGATACAGCAAGTGATAATTCAAATATTGAATTTACAGTAAATAAGATTCCTAATAGTAGTACCGGCACACCATCATTTTCTGTAAATACTCTAAATGAACCTTCTGTTGCCGGTGGTGGGCAAACAAGTATGATACTAGGGCCTGGGTCTGCACCAAACACAACAAACGCTAACTTTGACGGTGGAATTCAATTTAAATCTAAGGTTTTAAATATAGCAACAAATCTTACAACTGATATTCTTTCAGATGGTACTGCAAGTATAAGAGTACCTTCGTCAACCGGTGGATCTAATCAACTTTCTATTAATACTACTGGTATTAATATGACTGCAGCCAATAACCCTATAAACATTAGTTCAGGAATAGGAGCTATTTCAATATCTAATACTCTAGCCCCTATCAGTGTTGATAGTTATGAATCAATTAATTTAGTAGCAACTAATCTTATATCAACCTTTCCTACAGCTAGTGTTGAATTATCTCAATCCCTTCTTAGAATGGCTGGGTATGGCGAAGGGGATGGTATCACTAATGATTGGGAAAATAATAATGTTATAATTTCATCTCAAACAGAAACTCACAATGTGATGATAGGAATTGGGCTAATACCGGCGGTGCAAGATAATACTACAGGTAAGATCATTCTTGGAAAAAAACAAAACATTGCTAATAGAGCCTTTTATAGTAATATAAGATTGGATTATCAGACAAATGCAAGTGCTACTGGAATCATTCAATTATCTGGTAATTATCAATACACCCCAGGTGGGGAGCCTACACCTTTATCAAGTCTAAAAGATGTTAGTACGAGTGCTGGTGAATATTATCAGAAAGCATTCCAAGCAACATCAACTGTAATAAATCAACTAGGTATGAGTGCTGGTGATGTCATGTTTAGGAATGGTGTTTACTCAGATAATTCTAATGGTGCAATGCAACCTGGGATAGCGCAAGAAGGTTGGATGGATAGTTTTAACGGGGCTATTTGGATTGGGAAGACTCTTAATAAGACTACTACAGGTGGTGATAGTGCTAACATTGGACTATTTGTAAATAAAGCAGAAAATTCACCAGAATCTATCGGATATAAGGCTAGGACATATTGGCAAGGTGAAACTATAGATCCATCAGAATTTTACCCACCAACTGAAGTGTTTGGTGCTACTACACAAGGAATACATTTATCAACTAAAGTTTTATGGGGTGGTAATAATAACGCAGCCGGTGTGAAGTATATTAATATAGATATGTTTCAAAAATTAGCCGGCTATAGGGGACCAACACCCCCTGGTGGCTACACACTAGCAGGTAATCATAATTATTATAAAATTGTAGCAGGGCCTACTGGTTATGGACAACCAATACAAGGTGGTAGTGGTATGAACTATAATAATCCTATTGCATCTGCTACTAATTTCTATGGTGCTTCTACAATACCTGGTGGTGATCCCCCAACATGTAATATCACGCTAGCGAATCCTGGGGAAGGTGCAAAGGGGCAAATGGTTATAGTTGAAATAATATTAGCAAGTGGTTATTTAAAGACGGATAATGGTGGTACAATAACAGAATTTTTCTTACGACCAAATATTAACTTCACCTGGGAGGAAGCCAACTCATCAGGGACGACTCCAGTGCAAGATAAAGAAGGAAAAGCAATAGATGGGACTACAACTAACTTAACTGTGCAAAATATACCAGAGTTATCGAATGGATACAGGCCACAGTATATTAGATGGGTTGGGCAGTTTATATATAACGGGGAGAGCTTACCATTTTTAGGTAGTGGCCTCGGATCTAATGCAGTAACAGATTTTAATGGTACACCAAGATGGACATTAATTGGCGCAACACAGAGTACTACTACAAACTTAACACAAGAAGGTTACGGGGCATAAAATATAATAAAATGACAAAAAAAGAAAGAAAGGAATTAGCAGAGTTTATAAATAGATACAAGGAAATTGAAACATCTATTGATCTTATGCAAAAGAGTATAGTAAGCTTAGCAGAAAAAAGAGATAATCTATTTGAAGAATTGGATCAAATGAAAGGTAAAGAAAAAAGATTCATGGAAAAGCTAATAATTAAATATGGTGAAAGTAGTATTACACCATATAAGCTAAAAGAAATTTACGAAGAAGGTTTATGATTATTTTAAAAAACATATTAGGAATACTGACTGATACTAAAAACACAAGAATGTTTTTATTAGGAGGTATTGTAGTGCTATCTATTTTGTTGTTTAACCAATGCGAAGAAACAAATTTAGCAAAAGACGAAGTCATTAGAATAAGTAATAATTGGGAAGCTTCCTTAGATACGATTCAGAATTATGTAGACGAGAACGGTAATGCAGTGGCTCAAATAAGAGCACTGAGTGTATCACTAGGTGAAGTTGAAGGCGAATTAAAATTTGAAAAGGACAAGCCGCCATTAACTATTATTAAAACTGAAACTATAATTAAAGAAGTTATTGTAGAAGTTCCTGTAATTATATTAGATACCGTGTTTCATACTGTTATTGGTGACTTTGATTCAGCTTTATCATTTTCAGATAAAAAAGAATGGGGAAGGAGCACTAGGGCTATTGATGCAATAATACCTTATAAAACTACAGGGAATAATATAACTTTTGGTAATGCTAGTATAGGATTACAGCAAAATATATTTTTAACTGCTTCATTAACAAGGGACAATAAAACAAAAGAATTATTTGTAAATCTGTTAACTGATTATCCTGGTACTACATTTAATAATGCCGAAGGTATATTAATTAATAAAAAGAGTAAATCATTTAAAAGTTTACAATATGAAAATAGAAAAACAATAGGCCTAGGTTTACAACTAGGTGTTGGTTTAAGCGGAACTCAACTTAGTTCATATGTAGGGATAGGTTTAAGTTATACACCAAAGTTTTTACAATGGTAAATAAATAAAAAGAATGGAATCATCTAAGTTTATACAATTAGCAGACGGTATTTTACTAGAGTATATTTACACTAGTCAATCGGATCCTACTGAATTTAATACGGCTAATTACCCTATTGAAATTATGGAAGACGGCCATACTGGTGGTAATTACTTTTTTAATACAGAAAGTGTATCTGCTGAGATTGGCAATTATAGAGATATTTCAGCTGCTGCTATCAATAAAAATAAAACACAATATGCGTATTTAGATACTGACATAGGCGTGCCTTATAATGATTTCGATCCATTACTAACTGATAGTGCCAACTTATTACAAACATTTTCACCGCAACTTGATATTGCATATGATAAGATAAGAGTACATTTTATTTCAGGCTTTTCTTTTAGTGGATTTGACGGTATAATATTTGAATCACTAGTTCCAAGAAGAGACAGTGTACTTCTTAATCTATCAGCAATTAACTTTTTAAAAACAGATACACCTGTATTTAATCCAGATCCTGTATTAATAAATGATAAGCTATATGCTACTTATATAGAATGGAGAATACCTTCTCTATATTTCATAAACAATTCATTTAATGCAGGAGATACAAATGGGTTAGGATATAAGTTAACAGATGGCCAAGGATTTTTAAGTACCCCAACTATTACATTTAAAGCTTCTGGTATTTATGAAACTATAGTAGATAATGGATATAGTTATTATAATATAGAGGAAATAAATTCAGTCACTTTACCGAATAGAGATATTTATGATAATCTTTATGCAAGTGTTAAAGAATCAGATAGTGGAGATTATTTTGAATTGACTGGGGAAGTCACAGGATCTACTTTTTCTAATTTTATTGCTCAGTTAAATTCATCAGGCGGTAACTATGTAGTATTTCATGAAATAAATGTAAGTGAACAAATAGGTACAACTTTTGTTAAAACTAGTACACAAGTATTTACTCAAACTACTAATTTTGATAATCCTATTTTATTTAGACCTATCATTCTTAATAGTGCAATCGCTGCATCATTTTCAATTAATTATATGCTAAGGTTATATAACCGAGCTGATAATACTCAGATAGTAAAAATTGCAAGATTAACTTCTTTTGATGTCAATAAGTATGGTAGAAGATTAATGAAAATAAATTTAGGTGTTGTACCTACTATTGCAAACGTTTATAATCAAATAACCAAAGATGATGGTAAAAATATAATCGTTAATAATGGTGGTGTTGGTAATAACCCAGGACAAACATCAGACCAAATAGTAGAACAGCTAGTTATAAAAACTAAATATGTTACTTCGTTTAGAGATAGGCTAAATGTAAAGGCTGCAATTTCACCAGCTAAAATACAAACAATAACAGAAACCGATGGCAGCACAAACGAATAAATCAAATAGCATATCCCGAACCGCATTTAGTACACCAGAAATAACAACTACGCCGATTGGTATACAGACTAACATACCAGTCACCGTGCCTACTAGAGAATACTTTAAAAAGTTTACTTCTTTAAATCCTACGGCCGAGCCGTTACCGCAAGGTGATGGTGTTATTAGAATATCGCCATTTGATGATTACATTATATTTACTATATTTGATGAAACTGGGCAAAATGGCGAGTTAGCAGATACACCAATAGATCTTAGTAATGTAGGTACATTAACATTAGTATTCGTTGGTGCTAATGATGAAATAAGAATACCTAATTGGACTAGAGTACAGGAAGTTGATTTATCACAAGGCCAAGTATTATTCAGAATAAGCAAAGAAGACTCTAAAAAGATACTAGCACTTGATAATCAAAACTTTTACATATCTACTAGAATGGAAGATAAAGATGGTACTAGTGACGAAAGTGTTTTATATACAGGTACATTTTTAAATTTACAGGATTCTGCTAAGCAAACGGCAACTGATAAATTAAATCAGCAAGCTTTAATATATTCTACTGAATTGGCAGAACTTAACACAACAATAAAAAGATTAAATAAAGAGTTGGCAAATATGATATCTTTAGACCAAGATCAGATTGCAACAATAGCATTACTAGAGGCGTCTAATTTAGAATTAACAAATCAAGTAGCTGAATTATCTGATCAGCTAGGATCGTCAAAGTCTGAAGTTATTCTAAATAATGCTAAGCTAGCAACGCGATCATCAGATTTAATGATGGAGAAAAGGTCACAGATAAAGTCTATACAGAAAAAATCTAATAAAGATAGTAATAGAGCTAGACAAATAAGGTACAATATGCAAGCTGCTGCATTATTACAGGAATTTAATACAGCAAAAAATCCTGTTAGAGATAAGCGAGATATTATTAATGGATCTTCTAACATTAACCAATAATTAAAATATGATTTTAAGTGCAAGAAACTCTGAATTTAAATTTGAATTTCCTAGGAATTTTATACCTAAAGAAATTTCAGATAAGTATAAACCTTATTTAAATAGAATGCCAGGTTCAATGATTAAAGAACCTATTGACTATTTTAATTATGGTATACAATCAATGAATTTACCTGGACCATCGTTTGATCCAGTAACACAAAATGATTTTCCTGGAAACACTAGAAAATTTAGAACAAGTTTACCTAAGCAAGAATTATTTGATAAAGAATTAACAATAACAATGCAATCATTTAATGGTTGGGTTAATTATTGGATGGCAATTGAATTGTTTGATTATTATTACAAATTAAGTGGAAGAGACCCATATGTACCAGAAGGTATAGGTTTGCAAATGATTGATGGTGGAGGTAATATCTTTGTCACATGCAAATTAAAAGAAATGATAATGACTGGGGTTAGCGCATTAGATTTGAATTTCTCAAGTAATACTATTGAATTTCAAACATTTGACATTACTTTTAGTTATAATGTCTTAGAAACTATAATTAATCTTGTTTAATATATAAACAAATAGAAAGAGCAATGAAAACATTTAAAGACTACCTTAGTGAAAGCCATAATGAATCAGTAGATATACAAAACTTGTTGAATGAATCTTATGATTTAACAGAAGAACAAGAAACTGCAATTGATAATGCAGTTGATCGAATTATGGAAGAGCATAGTAACGGCAAAGACTTGGAAGTTATTATGGAAGAAATAATTAACGAAGGTATATTAGGATCTATTTTAGGTGGTCTTACTGGATTTGCTTTAGGTAAGACAGTAGGTAAGGCTATTGCAAAAGTACTAGGTATCCAAAAAGGAGCATTGTATGATTTACTAACTAGTCGATTAATAGGTGCTGCACTAGGGGCAGTATTAGGTAAAAGACTTTAATTCAATATAATTGATTTACACAGGTATAGATTTCTCTCTTAATAGTCCAGGTATGTGCACCCAGGATAATAAAGGCAATTACACATTTATTACATTCTTTAATTATGGAAATAGAATATGGGATGAAGAAGGCCGAAAGATACCAAAGTCATTTTCAGTTCATAAAGAATTAATGGATAATAAAACAATATTAGGATTTCCATATTATAGACAAGTAAAAGATAAAGATTTTTTACGTAGAGAACGTGAAAAAATAACAGATGGGCAAATTATAGCAGATCTTATTTCAAATATTTTAATAACATTATATGGAACCGAAAACCATAAAATTGCGTTGGAAGGTTTTTCATATGGTTCAAAAGGGAATTCATTTATTGATATAGTTCAATATAATACATTTTTAAGAAATGAGATTGTAAACTCTTGGGGTGTAGAAAATATTTCAATCTATCAACCATCTCATGTTAAGAAACTAGCAGGTAAAGGTAATGCAAATAAACATTATATGGTTAAAGCATTCCAAGACGATGTCTTTAATGATAAAGATTTAAGGAATACTAAATTATGGAAATGGTCTCAAGGTAAAGACTTTTCTGAAAAGATCCCAAAACCTATAGATGATTTAGTAGATGGATATTTTATATTAAATGCAAATAAAGAAAAAGAGTCATCATAGATAACTTACAACATTAATACTTAAAACCATTGAATACTTTAACACTAGTAATTACATACTTCTCTTTCTTTAATTTAGTATATTTTATATATAGCAAATAGAATTTAGTTTAAGAATATTATGATAAAAGCAATAAAAAATAGAATATTTATTAAAAAGGATGAGCTACCTGAAAAAATTGGCAGTATATACATACCAAAAACTGAAGGTCAGTATGCCCCGCCATATTCAGGTACTATCATTTCAATCGGAGGTGACATAGAAGATGCTGACTATCAAGTAGGTTCACGAGTGCTGTTTCATGACTTGGCTGGGACAGAATTTAAGTATAATAACGAAACTATATTCAGCATCAGGGAAAATGATGTAACTGCTATTATGCTATAAAAAAGTTTTATTTAGTATGAAACTAAATAGAGATATGAATATATAATAAACAAAGGTACTGATATTAATTGGTACTTATAAACAGGCATATAACAAGGCAAAGTATATTGGCAATACCCGGGCAAATTAAAAATAGGCAGTGCTTTGTTATATCCATTAATTAATAACAAATAAAATTAAAAGGCAATTAAAATGGCAAATGAATTCGACATTTTCAGTGTAAGCGTCAAGGACCTTGACACTGGAGACAGACCACAAACAACAAGTGATCTGTACTCACCAAAACCCGACCAGGGACAAGACGGTACTTACCGTTCATTAATTAGGTTTCTCCCTAATGTAAAAAATCCACGCAAACCTTTCGTTCGCAAATATGTATATTGGTTAGAAGATCGGGAAGGTAACGGCTTTTACGTAGATTCACCTTCAACAGTTGGAGAGAAATGTTCTGTACAAGATATGTTCTTTAAACTCAGAAATTCTGAATCTGCAGTAGACAAAAAAATGTCAGAGGGACTAAAGCGTAGAGAAGTATTTTATGCACTAGTACAAATCGTAAAAGATCCACAGAATAGAGATTTAGAAGGTCAGGTTAAAATCATGAAATTTGGTTATAAAATTAAAACTAAAATTGATGAAGAACTTAACCCACAGTTTGATGAACCAACTCAAGTATTCGATCCATTTGAAGGAAAGAATTTTGAATTAGTAATTTCAAAGAAAGGTGGTTATCCTAACTATGATTCTTGTAAATTTCAAGGGAGTAGATCTGCTATGACAATAGGGGAGGACTTAGTAACTTCTGATGATGCAGGTAGAACTGCAATTTTAGATTTTATTAAAGATTCACCAGAATTAGCAAACTTTGATTACCGCCCTTGGACTGATGAACAGCGAAATAAAGTAATGGGTGTACTTTCTCAATTTAGTAACCCAGGAACTTCTATTGAAACTGTAACAAGGAAACAATCTGCATCAAATCCAGTAAAATCTGAAGCTGCTGCTGAGACTGTAACCACCAGTACATCAACTGCAACAGAAACTAAAACTGAAGATTCTTCCAAAGGCGATGATTTCGATGATTTCATTAATGGTTTAGATCTTTAATGATATGGGAACAGAAGTATTAATATCTTCTGAAATGAAAGCTCGGATCATCGATAAGGTGGTCCGAGTTCTTCACCTTAATCATTCTAATCCAGAAAAAAGGAGAATGTTAGAAAGTAAGGAGCGATTAAATTTTGCATGTCCTTACTGTGGTGATTCAACAGATTCAGCAAGAAAAAAGAGAGGAAATCTTTATTGGAAAAATTTACAATTCCATTGTTATAATTGTTCAGCTCATGAGAGTTTAGATACATTTCTAAAAGATCATAATTTAAACTTTGAAGGCGAAGATCGTATTGATGTAATTAATTTTATTAAAGAAAATAGAAAAAACTTTTCATTAGGAGAAAGTTTAGAATTTCATTTATTTGAAAAGGCAAATAAATTATCATTATCATTTGATGAAGTTGCATTAGGTTTTAATGTATATCCAATTAACGCTCTAACATATAGAGCATATCCGTATTTAAAGAGCAGACTGTTGCATCATAAGACTGAAAAGTTTGGTTATGACCCAAGGAGAAAGGAGTTATATGTATTTAACCTTAATGCATTAAATAAAATTATAGGGTTTCAGGTCAGAGCATTAGATAATAATGGCGGTCCTAAATATAAAACATGGAATATAGAAAGGATATATGACAGGCTTAAGAAACCGTTAAATGTAACTGAAGAAGAGTTAGATTCTCTTAATAAAATATCAATGATCTTTGGTTTACTTACTACTGACTTAAGTAGAGAGTTTACAGTATTTGAAGGTCCTATTGATTCATTCTTTATGTCAAATACAATCGGACTTACTGGCGTTAAAAAACAAATATTAGATTTTGATGATATACCGACAGTTAGGTATTTCTTTGATAATGACATTGAAGGTAAATCAAAAATGATCCAAAAACTAAAAAAAGGTAATACTGTTTTTATGTGGGATAAATTTTTAAAGGATTTTAGAATACCTTCTAAAAAAGTAAAAGATTTAAATGATCTGGTTAAATATGAATATAAACATAGGACTGGGTGTTTAGCTACGTTGGATAAATATTTTACAAATAACCATTTAGATCTCATATTTATATGATAAAAAATTACAATGATTTTGTGACTGAGGAATTTAATGATTTTTATGATGACTTAGAAATTTCTAAGAAAAAGCTTAAACTATTTACTAAGTTTAAAAAGATTGAAACTGATGATGTAAAAAGTAGCTTTTCTTTACCTCAACCTAAAAAGAAATTTCAACCAAAGATTAAAAATTATAAGAAGATTGATAACAATAAAGGAATATTTTAATGGCATTTGATGATACACAAATAAAGGAAGCTAATGAACAGTTAGAAATTAGACTAGCTTCTGATAGAAATGATTGGCAAGTAAAGATTAAAGATCTTGTTTCAAAGCTAAAAAATATGAATGAGTTAGCTGAATGTCAAGTAAGGATGCTATCGTATAGACAAATCTTATTAGACAAAGTAACTGATTTTAAGACTACCATATATAAAAGGAACGCTACTTGGGACAGGTATTATAAGAACCAATATCGAGAGTATTCAATTAACTATGATGTTAAACTAACTAATGGCGAAAAGCATCAATTTATAAAAGCCGATCTGTCTTCTTTAAAAACTCAAATTGACATGCTACAGTCACACATAGACTATTACTATGAATGTATTAAAACTTTAGATAACATGGCATTTGCAATAAGAAACAGAATAAGCTTAGATGATAAAGAATTTTAATGGAACTATCCCTATCCGAAAATAAAAAGTTTTTAGTAATTGATTCATGTACCGAGTTGGAATATGAGCAGTTAAAATCTAGTCTTACTAAAAAGATAGAGGGCTGGCGCTTTCATCCTCTTGTCAAGAAAAAAGTATGGGATGGAAATATTTCTTTTATAAAAGGAAACAAAATACCAGCCGGTTTATGGAAGGAGGTTGTTGATATTTGTAAACAGTATGATTATCAGTTTACATTAAATGGCATAACTGATATTTTTGATAATTCAATAGATGCAGATGCTTTTAAATTGTGGGCAGATGAATTTTTTGCAAAGTCTGAAATTAAACCAAGAGACTATCAAATCGATGCTGCTATTAAAATTTTAAAATATAGAAGGTGTTTGGCCGAATTAGCAACTTCAGCTGGAAAAACTCTAATTTCATTTATGGTGGTTGCTTATATGATGGAACAATTAGGTAAAAAGAAAATCTTAATGATTGTACCTAATGTAAGTTTAGTAGTTCAGGCAAGTGGAGATTTTGAAGAATACAATAAAGGTAGAGTACCTATTAAGATTCAACAGATTTATGCAGGTGTTAAACTAAGAAAGAGTTCTAATATAGTTATTGGTACTTATCAATCATTAACTAAAAAAGATGAGGAATACTTTAGTCAATTTGATGCAGTATTTGTAGATGAAACACATAAAGCAAAAGCTAATTCTATTCAAAAGATTATGGACAAATGTTGGCACTGTGATTATAGGTTCGGTTTAAGTGGTACTATTCCTAAAAGAGGAACTGTAAATAGGCTAAGTTTAATGTCAGCAATGGGACCGTTGGTAACTCAAGTAAAGGCTGCACAGCTACAAGAAGATGGACATATTGCAAAATGTAAAGTATTACAAATCCATATGGGATATGCAACTGATGCACAAAAGGAAGCATTCTCTTCTTTATCTAAAAATCCCTATGACAGGCAAAAGCTATTTAGTTTAGAACAAAATTTTATTAATGGAAGTGAAAAGAGATTAGATTTTGTTTGCCAGGTAATTAAAAAATCAACATCCAATTCATTAGTACTATTTCACAAAATAGCATACGGTGAAAAATTATATAAAAAGCTCAGGACAATAACAGATAAGAAAGTATATTATGTAGATGGTTCCGTTAAGTCTGACTTTAGGGAGGAATTTAAAAAGAGAATGGAAAAGAATGATGATGTTATTATTGTAGCTTCATACGGTACTTTCTCCACAGGTATATCCATTAAAAACATACATAATATTTTCTTTACTGAATCATTTAAGTCAGAAGTAATAATTAGACAATCTATTGGTAGAGGTTTAAGGAAACATGCAGCAAAAGATGTAGTAAAAATATATGACTTTATTGATGATTTCCGATACAAAAACACCGAGCATGATTGGGTAAATTATGTATACCGACATGGCATGGAGCGAAGAAAAATATATAAAGGTGAGAAGTTCCCATTTGATGTACAGGATGTTAAGTTTTAATTCAAATATCTTTATCATGGAGCATTGATATATAAAAAAAGAAACAAAATAAAAATACAATGAAATCAATTAAAAAGTTTTCAATGATGTCTAAAACTGAAGATTCAATTAATGAATCGGCAGATGTCAATCATGATGCTGTAATGGATCTTGTTAAAAAGATGGGTTACGAAAGTGTTGAAGAATTAAAGAAAGAAAAAAATCTATTAAGTAAATTAGAGAGTTTATTAAAAGATGTTTCCCCAAAACAAGATATCTCTGAGGATGAGCTTGAAGAAGATAGAGCCGAAGACATAGAAGATACTGTTAAGGCTAAAGGTGCACCTAAATCGTTAGAGGCCGAAGAACTTGAAGAAGATAGTACCGAAGATATAGAAGATGAAATAGTAGCTAAAGGTGAACCTAAATCATTAGAAGATACTGTTGATGATAAAGTATCTGATGATTCTGAAATTACAGCTGAGGTTCCTGCTGAAGCAGATGAAGTTGAAGATGAGGATGGCGTAGAGGTTGCTTCTGAAGAAAAAGAAACTCCTGCGGCTACCAGAAGAATTATGGCTTTTGAGGATTTCATTAAGGAAAAGGAAGTTACAGTAAATAAGAATATTAAATATTCCGATGATGCTGAAGAGCCTGAAGATTATTCTGTTGTTGCTGCGTCTAATAATGTTCTTAGTGAGGATGATGAAGATAAAGGTATAGAAGACAAAAAGAAAGGTGATGAGTTAGAAGATAAAGGCGATAAGAAAGTTGATTCTGAAGATGACAAAGAAAAAGCTGACCATTATAAAGGAGCTGTTAAATCTGATGATTCTGAAATTGACGCATTAAAGAAAGATGTTAAATTTGACAAAGAAGAAGAAGATGATGCTAAGAAAGAATCAAGACTCCTGTCATTTTCAAATTTTGTAACCGAATCTTATGATAAGGTTGTATTAGGTGGTAATAAAGATGATAAGTCTAAAACTCATGATGGAGAAGATTATGAAGATGAAAAAGATGAAGCTTATGACGTAGTAACTTTAGGTGGTAATAAAGGCGATAAATCTAAAACCAAAAAAGGTGATGAAGATTATGAAGATGAATCAGTAGATGAAACTGTTGGTCAAGTAATAACTAAAGTTGAAGGTGATGAAATTGCTGATGAAGAAGCTGGAGATGATGGCCTTGCTATTCCTACAGAAAAAGGCGATGGTTCTGAAACCGCTGCTGGTATAGCTGGAGATATAATGAATATGGGTAAAGTAAAAGTTCAACCTGAATCAAAAGGTGCTTCATTAGTTGGAGAAGCTAAGATTAATGAAAAGGATATTACTTCTGCTGATGAATTTAAAGAATATGCAATGTCAATTTTAAAAAATGCATTCGGAGATGACTTTGATGAAGCTAAAGCTACTGAAGTTGCTGATGGTTTAATTTCTAAGTATGGTGAAGATTACGGCGCAATGGTCGGAGCTTTACAATCTACTATGGGATCATAACAAATCAATATATAAATTATAAAAAACAAAAATTAAAAAAACAAAAATTATGAAAAGTATACTAAAGTTTACCGAATTTGTAAATGAAAATTTAAATGAAGCTAATCTACCATCTTGGGTTGAGAGCGGTCCTTATGACAACCTCAAAGGTATGTTTGCTGAAGATTTTGAAGATGATGAATATGATGGTATGACAATAGCTGATGTTGATAAAAATTATAAACCAGCTTTAAAATACCTAGGAGTAAAATCTATTGCTGATATGGGATTTATTTCAAATAGTGCTAACGATGATGAATTGTATGATATTGTTGATCCTCAAATGAAAAGTTCTAACTTTCTTGGAAATGATAGAGGAAAGGGTATGAATCCAACACCATACACAGGTGCATATAAAGGAATGTTAGGAGACGTAAAAATAATTATACTTCAAGATATTAATCAAGAAAATATGTATGCATATGCTGCAGTTGATTCTAGAGGAAACCTTAAATAATTTCTAAAAAAATTAAAAAACAAAAATTATGAGCAATATACTAAACTTTAGAGAGTTTGTAAATGAAAATTTAAATGAAGGATCATTTGCTGATTTTAATAAGTCTTCTGGTTTTAAAATGGATTCTAAGGCTAAAAGCACATTAAAAAAATTAAATGTAAATCCTACAAAGTTAAAGGATGCATTTGATGATTACAGTAAAATCATGAAATACTTAGATTCCAATGGTAAAAAGATTGGTACTGTATCAATACCTAACCCAGGAAGTAAATCAAATCCTGACTTTATGTATACTGTTTATGATACTGATATGTATGGCAAAGTATTAACAGGCGATGGAGATTCAGTATTTATTGAAATGGTAAAGGAATCACTTAACGAAGGTAAATTACCATCTTGGGTTTATAGCGGTCCTTATGACAACCTTAAAGATATGTTTGCAGATGGATATGGTTATGGTGATGGCTATGATGGTTCAGAGATGACAGCAGCTGATGTTGATAAAAATTATAAACCAGCTTTAAAATACCTAGGAGTAAAATCTATTGCTGATATGGTAATGGTTACCTCTACTAATGATGATGATGAATTGTATGATATTGTTGAGCCTCAAATGAAAAATTCTAACTTTCTTGGAAATGATAGAGGAAAAGGTATGAATCCAACACCATACACAGGTGCTTATAAAGGAATGTTAGGAGACGTAAAAATAATTATATTCCAGGATATTAATCAAGAAAATATGTATGCATATGCTGCAGGTGATTCTAGAGGAAACCTTAAATAATTCCTAAAGGAAAATAAATAAAACATGAAACATATAAAATTGTTTGAACAATGGCTGACTGACAAAAGTCAGCCATTTTTGTTTGAGGGTGGTGCTGCTGGTCATATGCAACATCCATTTGATAATAAAGATTTAACCTTTGGGGATTTCAAAGCAATGGTTGACGCTGGGCTTAGAGGTCAATTAAACTTTGAAGAAGATCCTACAGAAAAAACTGATGGTCAAAACTTGTTTGTGACTATCCAAGATGGTAAAGTAAAATTTGCTAGGAACAAAGGCCAAATGCAACACCCGCTAGATCTTAATGGTATTATTGGTATGTTTACTGGTCATGCATCAAAATTAGTTGAAGATACTTATATCTTTGCTGCTAGAGATTTAGATAAATTATTAATGAATCTTTCACCAGCAGATCAAGAAAAGTATTTTAAGAATGGAAAAGATTTTATGAACATGGAATTAATCTATTCATTAAATCCAAATGTTATTCATTATGATAGAGATGTTATACAATTTCATGGAATAAAAGAAACGGACGGTAAGGGTAATATCATAGGTACAAATAATAAACCTGCTAAAGAAATAACAAGTATACTTCAAAAAGTAAAAGCTGATATTGGTAAAACATTTAAAATTATACCTCCTAAAGTAATTCAATTACAAAAAGATT